AATTTCACCACTGGTTAATTTGACAACTTCAAAGTCGTCACAGTTAAACATTTGATTTAACTTTTTAGCCAAATTGTGTGCATGGCCCGGATTACTAAATGAAACCTTCTTATATTTAGGACCAGGATAGCTGGTAATACTACTTGCTGATTTTAAATTAAACGGTTCTTGCTTATAAAATACTGCCCAGATTGCCTCTGCGCTAAGAACTTGCTCGCTCTTATAGTTCTTTTTATTAATGTATTCTAATAGAACAGTAGGTTTAGGTCTTGACATATATGCGTCCTCATATTAAGTACGCATATATTTATCAATTAATTGGTAGAAAACCCACCACCATCCATTTGGACGGTAACAGCACCGCCCGTACTTGATTCTAATCGTCGAAAGACTGTATCGTAATCCTCAAGCAATTTAGCACTAATTTCACCTAAACAGTATGCTAATGCCTTGGCAGTTTTCATATCTAATTTAATCTCACGTTGCTGAGTCATATCGGCAGCTTTTACCTGCTGTATGAATTGTTGGATAGGAACTGTATTAATCGGACTTGGCATTTGACAGCACCTGTTTCATTTCAAGTTCACTTTTAAACGGACCTCTAGTTGGATATCGCTCAACAGTAATTAATTTTGGACAAAAGCTCTTAACCCAACCTTTGTCAAATTTAATTGTGTAATAGCCTGCACAATACAAACTTTTACTTGCTTGACTTTTGGTAAACAATGGCAATTTTCTTTGCACATTAAAGACTGGGTTATACGGTCTACAGCTAGTTGGGTAATCATAGACATCACGGACTTCTTCATGAGTAATGTTAACTTTGTCGCTAATTTGAAAAAAGTCTTTACCAAACTTTTTAGTTAGCTCATCTTTTTTAGAAAAATATATTTCTCCATCTTTTGAGCTCAACATAAACTTGTTGTTTTCTTTCTTATGCAGGATAGCAACTTTCTCACCATCGTTTTCTACAATCCAAAATTTTCCATCAACAATGGGTTTTGCTTTTAAATTCATTTTACATACCTCGCCTGAAATGGGACTGCATATTGCTGAATGTTATCAGCAATCTTTTTCATGTCCCATGTATTACAAAATTTTAACATACGAATACCAACTTGGTCAACTGTTTTAGATACTGCATTAGTATTGATAGTTTCTTCAATAAGTTTCCTAATCTCTGCCGGCTGTGCAGTAAGATCGCATAGTTGCACGTTACGTTGGTAGTCATCTAGTACACGATGTTCTTCGCCGTTGTGGTCGACCCATCTCTGAAGCATGAGATTGTTCCACGAATATCCGCGGCTTTTACGATCTTGGAACGCCTCAGTAAGACCCACTTTATTTTTACTACCTTTAGTACGCACACCTGGATACGCCGAGAAGACATTATCACTGGTATCACCACGCATACATTTTTCGAACAGCATCCATTGAGGGTCTTGTGCAGGCTTAGGCTCGCCCGTCTTTTTGTCTTTAACGGGTTTACCTTTAGCATCAAAGATTCCTCCGTGTGTAATATGCAAATCGCCTACGCCATTATATTGGCTAACAGTAGGACTTACTAGTTGTGCAAAATCTCCGTCTGTGCTAATAATAACGTGCTTTGCTTCTGGATGCATTTGAATGAAGCCAGCAATTAAATCGTCTGCTTCTAGTTGTTTATGTTGCAATACTGTGCAGTTAGTCTTTTCAGTAATGAAGTTTTTAAACTCATCAAATGCTTCCCAGAACAACTTATCTTCTTCTTGTTCTCGAACAGTCATTGCACTGCGAGTTTCAGCACGATTAGCCTTATAAGGCTTATAAAAGTCCTTACGCCAGCTTCGACCTTCGAGACAGAAGACCACATGTGTGCCTCCAAAGTCTTGCCATGCCTTTTTAATACTGTTAAAGGTAATGTGAAAAGCCATACCAAGTTTGATATCTGCATTGCCTTGCACTACATGTCTAGCACGAAAAAATGTGTTAGCAGTATCAACTAAAATATATGTCATGAAACCTCTGATTTATCTTTTGTGATCGGAACCACGTTAATGTAACCTGCACCTCGGGTAGTGTCCTGGCCTTCTTCGCCTAGCATGTTTCTAACAATGTCTCGGAACCAGCGATCTACAATCTCTTCGTCCGGGTCACCGTCAAATCCATATCCTGCTTGTTTTAATTGTAACACAAACAGGTCATTCCAGTCAAGCTCAAAAAAGCCATTTCTAATATTATCCTTATTAACGTGTGTGTCTAAAACACTAACCCAAGGCTCACCTTTAGCAGTAGCACGTTCTTTCGGAGTCATTTTAGCAAGTGCTTCTGCTTTAGTAGCAGCCTCTGCCGCATCTAACGCTAATTTGGCTATAGCGGCAGATTCTTCAGCAGCCTTTACAGCAGCCTCCGCTTCGGTTTGACTTTTGGCACGAATTTTATCTATGCCAGTAATTTTTTCAAATAGTTTCTTTATCATTTAATAGTTCCTTTCATTACCCAACTTACACTTATACGTCTGGGTTGAGTTGATGCAATTGGTCGGTGCCGCAAATTAGAATCAAAAAATACACCAGTGTTTTCTTTATGTAGAAATTTTTGATTTTCAAATTCGGTTCCACCGTCACTGTCGTCTACATAGTACAGTAAACTATACATTCCAGGTATTTTAAAATAATTATCATCGTGCCATACAGTTTGCTGACCTCTGGCATATAGATTTATTAAGCATCGATCTAAGTGATCTATTTTAAACCAGTCTTTATTTTGATCTATCCATCGATCAAAAACATATGTTAGTGATTCAACCCTGTACCAATTACTAATATTTTCACGTAGATTTAAGGCGCATCTACCAAAACATGCTTGTTTCAAATTTGGATTAGTATCACCAAATGTGGGAAAATTCCAATCAAACCACGGATCTAATAATTGATCTTTTACTCGATTATGTAACCAGTTATCAACAAGTGTATCAAATCTTTTAATCATCTTATATTTCCATTTAATACCCAGCTCACACTAATACGCCTAGGTTGGGTTGATGCAATTGGTTTATGTTGTAAATTAGAATCAAAAAATAAGCCAGTGTTTTCTTTATGTAACAATTTTTGATCTTCAAACTCGGTACCACCATCGCTATCATCTACATAGTACAATAGACTATACATTCCGGGTATACGTTGAGAGTTGTCATTGTGCCATGCTGTTACTTGACCTGCGGTATATAAATTTACCATGCAATGATTTAAAAAGCCGATTCTAAACCAATCTTTATTTTGATCTAGCCAGTTGTCGAGTACATAGGTTAATGAGTCAACACCGTGCCAATTAACAATATTTTGTTGTTTGTTAAAAGCACATTTACCAAATGCAGCATTATTTAGATCTTGCCCTTCAGTAGCATAGCTTGGAAAATTCCAGCCCATGCTATTGCCTAAGAGTTGTTCTTTTACACGAGTATGTAACCAATCGTCTGTAAACGGAGCAAGTTTCCTAAAAAAGTTTTTCATTAGGTACCCCATTCATTTTTAAATAGCGGCACTTGTAATCGATCGCTATAGCGTAATCCATGTTTCATTGCCAATAATGCTACGTTCTTATTATTCAGTGCGTAGACACTTTCCACACCCCCAACTGGCATTAGATAAACATGTCCTTTAAACCCTGCCTTGCGGAACTCAATTACCGCAGTTACTGCGTTATCGAAATCATCTTCAGTAGCAATGACAAACTTCAAGTATGCTGTGCCAACTTCTTCGTACTCGCAAACTACTTCTGGAAGAATTGCTTCTTCCCACTTTTCGCCACTACATGGAAGTTTGGCACTAACACTAAATGTAATCTCACGTCGCTGTTTAGGCAAACCTATCCATGTATCTAAATATTGCTTAAACTCTGGAGTAAGTTTCTGAGTACCATTTGTTTCGAACGTAATCTCTTTAAGACCTGACATCTTAGGATGATCCAACAGTTCTGGATAAGCCCGCTGCCATCCTAACAATGGCTCACCACCTGTAATCACAAGATGTTCTTCCTTCCATTCGCCGTAAGGGATAATTTCACAAATACGATCTGCAATCGCCTCTGTAGTAAGCATTGGACTTAGATCTTTAAAGTCGGGATGCCAGCTAGCGTAGCTATCACAGCCTGTACTTACAAGTGGTAAGTCTTTATAGTCTTTATAAGGAGTATTGCTATGAGCAAAGGAAATTGTTTCAACTTCTGTACTCAGTTCACCACGAGGCATACCAAAACCTGCACATTTAAAGTTGCATCCGAATGTACGCAAGAAAACAGAAGGGACACCCATGTAGCGTCCTTCACCTTGAATTGAATAAAATAATTCTGCAATTTTAATTTTGCTCATGCTTTTAAATTCTCCATTGTTGCAATCTTTGCAATACGATCACCAAAGTCTTG